ACACTTTTAGTTATAGAAATTATCAAATCGGCAATAGTGCCTATTCCACCAATTAAAGCCGTCGCGTAGCCAACTGTTTCAGTTATAGCTGTTTTAGTTACTTCGCTAAGACCTGTAAATTGAGTAGCTAAAGCCGCCGCAGCAGCCCCCGCGAAAACAAACTGCTGGGCACTGCTTGCTATGCCCTGTATCTGATCCAACCCTTTCAGTGTAGACTCTTTGTTTGATTCGATTCCCTCAAGCTGAGATTTTGTTTCTTTTTCCCTAGCTTGTTTTTCTTTTTCTTCTCTTAATTTCGCGTCAGAATCTATACCCTCTTGAATTGACGACGCTAATTCCCCGTACAGCTTCGTGACTACGTTAGTAGCTCTTTGTTTCGCCACTTCATCCGAAACGCCTGTATTTTGAAGTTTAATTCTTTTCTCAACAGACTTGATAAGTTGCTGTTGTTTTTGTATGAGCCTTTTCCTAACCACTTCGTCTGTTTTTGATCTCTCTGTCCTTGCCAATCGCTTATCTTGCTCCCCTTGCCCCCCAACAATGCCACCTTGTACGTTAGCAAACATGTTGCTGCCTGAATCTTTTTGTAGTTGCTGTTCTAACACCTTCGGAAGAATGTCGCCAAAAGCCTGAGTCGCACTAGCCCCTTTATTCATGGCTTGTTCTGCATTTGTCATAGCGTGCTTCACTTCATCAGCACTCATCCCCAAATCATTGAAAATTAACTCAAGACTTTCTCCCGCTTTCTTAATCGCGTAAACGCTAGGATTTATATCAGTAGATAAACCTGAACCAACCTCACCCCCTTCATTGAAACGCTTAACGCCACCAACAGAACCACCCTTAGCAAATCTAGCAACGCCCCTTTTGTTCATACTATCAAGGTTTGCTTGACCTATTCTTCTAGCGGCATCTTTGTTTATAACAAACTCACCCGGTGTCAACAAGGCGGGAACTGTGTCTGTACCAGCACTGCCACCATTAGCCAGTTTTTTCTTATTCAAAGTAGGGTTTTTAGCAAATGGCGATGCTGCGGCTTCTAACGCGATTTGATTTGCAACTTTTGTCTCAAAAGAACCCTTGTCTTTGCTCGTCTGCTTTTTTCTTGAGTCCACAAAAGAACTGGGAAGCCCTGTATAATTGTCAGCTAAAGGAGGTGCAAGACCCCTAGGAAAGTCAAAGGGTTGGAACTGGGTAGTAGGAGTAAAATCACCTTGGTTCGCCACAATATTTAGGACATCCTCAAAAACCGAACCTATTACGCCACCCTCTTTAACGAGCTTTTGTGACAAGACCTGCTTTGTTTGGTCTGACGCTTTTACAGGCTTGCCAATCAAATCTTGCCCCACTTTACCAGCAGCAAGATCGGCAGCACTCGTCACTTCGGATACAATATTCGCCCGAAATTTGTCGCCCGTTGATTTGTCTAATGACTTTCTGTTTAGCGTGTAGCTAGGAATGGCTGTCACGCCTTGACTTTCTATGTATTTTCTAACACCCGCTTTGTTTTTAAGAAAATTATTATTCTTAACGGTATCAGTGGCCTTTACCTTTGCAGGAGTAACATTTAATTTAACATCAGAATCACTACCCACATCAAGATTAGCTGCCCCGACTTTGTTTTGCTTCAGAATAGATTGAACAGCACCGCCAGCAGCAAATTTTTGAATCATTCCACCGAGAGCTTTTCCTTTTGGCATATACCTCCCAGTTGTTAAGACTTCAGGTATTTTATATACTTTTTTAGTTAAAAATCTACCAAAACCACCACCAGTTTTAATTTCATCATTAACGTCAGTTCCTTTTTTGATCATATTTTCTAATACGGTGGTAGCCCTTATAGCCGCCGTACCAGCGGTCATATTACGAGAAACGAAGGCAGATGGAGGTACTTTATAGCCCTTTTTAGATGCGGAAAATTCTTCTTTTAAACCCTTGTTCTTTTTAAACTTACTTATCTTTGCCCATTTTTGTTTAGACACATAAGAATTTTTGTTTCCAGTCTCGTAAGCGTCATAACCCTGCACCCTGACACCCTTTTTATAAGTGCCTCCCTCGGGAGTAATATCTACATCAAAAGTATCAACGTCATCAAATTCAGACACAATAGATTTAACTCTTCATCCGGTCTTATATTTATTATTATTCATCTGAGCCAATTTCTTAGCACCCAATTTCTTAACACTACTTTTGCGAATAACAAACTCACCCGGGGTCAACATTGCGGGCACAGTATCCCTGTTTCCAGTGCCCGGAACTACGCCACCCGTAGCAAACTTTCTGATTGGACCGCCCTCGTTTCTTCTTGTAAACCTACTCGCTCCAGCCAAAGCCGCTATTCCGGGAGCTAAAGCTCTTCCAAGTTTTAATCCCATTAAAGGCAAGAGTAATGGCAGTAAAGGCTCTAAAGCCCCCACCATCTTGGTAAAGGCATCGGCCAACTTCAAGACTAAGCGAGCCATAGTTTGGAACGATGTAGAATCCGCTAAGTTACGAACCAGAGCATCAAATTTTTCTCTGGTTTTATCAAACTGGACAGAGAGTGACTGCTGTGCTGTAGCGGCATCTCTAGCAACAGAACCGCTAGACTGTTGAGCGACCCTTAAAGCGTCTTGAGCTACCGTAAATTGCTTAATAAGGGGAATAACCTTACCAATCTGCCTAAATCCACCTAGAGACTCAACGATTTCACTAAACCTAAAGTCTCTAGGGTTTAAATCTGCAAGACCAACGGAAAGCCTGTTTATAGCCTCATAAGCTCCAACAAATTGACCTTTAGAGTCTCTTAGCTGGATACCAAGTTCCTTTAGTTGATCAACGGTGTCAGTTCTTTGCAGGCGAGTAAAAATAGTTCGTAAACCAGTAGAGATTGTTTCTGCGGTTTCACGAGTGGTTGACCTAACGGAAGTAAACAAAGCTATAAGCTCGTTAACGCTACCACCAGCAGATTCAAATACGCCACCAACCCTTCTGATAACTGTAATCAAGTCGCCAGACTCAACGGCAAAGTTCTTGGACACAGAGTTGATCGCATCCATAGTTTTTTCTAGAAACTTGATGTCTCCACCAACCCTTTTTGCTTCATCGCCAAACTGCCTGAGAGCGGCAACAGCACCTTCGGTTGTGTCTTCAATATCTTCAAAGGTTGCACCCAATGTGGTCTTGGCAAGAATGTCCAACGCGGCCTTAACTTTAGTAACTTCAAAGCCAGCCTGAGTTAAAATTCTAGATATACCAAGCAAGTCCTTAGAGCTTGCACCCAAAGATGTTGAAAGTTTAGTTATTTCTTTTGTTAGCCCAGATAACTGTTTTACGCTTCTACCTGTGACCTGTTCGATTTTTATAAGCTGTCTTTCAAACTCGATAGCTTCACCGAAGGCATTTTTAATAGAACGGGTAAGGGCAAGCAAAGAACCTGTGGCTATCGTGATAACACTAAACCTTCTAGCTGCTTCAGACAAACTTCTATTTAGATTGCCCATATTATTAGCGGATTGTTGCGTGGCCTTGGAGAGTCCCTGCATTTGACTGTTTGCAGCCGCCATTTGCCTTGGGTTAGCCTTTACTTGCACATCGACAGTAATGCCGTTCAAATCCCTTGATATTTGATTAGCAACCTGAGCAGTATTTGTAGGAGCCTGCAACTGCAATTGAGCAGTCAAGTTAAACGCATTAGCCATCTTTTTTCCACCCTTAAATAAACGGGGGAATTATCTTCCCCCTTAAATAAACTCACTAACTAAATTACACAACTATGCTGTTTCTTCAGTTTTTTTTGTGCTTCTTTTAGTTTTTTTAACTGACTTAGATGGTTTTTCACTGGCTTTGACGATAGTCTTGCCGCTATCGTCAAGAAAAGGCTTTCTTTCTGCAAGAGAAAGTTTAACCCACTCTTCTTCACCCTTCTCGTTTGTCTTGCAAATAACCTCTTCTCCGTCCCTATTTACAAAATAAACTTTAGATTCGTCTTTTTCTTGCTTCGCCTTTTCCGTTCGGTAAGCTATATACCTACCTTCTTCATTGATAAGTCTACCTTCAGAATCAACAGTGTGACCCTCTTCATTGATAAACTCAAGCTCTTCATTAACAAAATTAAATTCTTTCAAGAACTTGTTTTCTTCAAGATTTTTATCGTAGTCTGGGTCTAAACCATAAATCATGCCAGCTAGTTCGGATGCCGCTTTAACCACCCAAGGTTGTTCAGCTTGAGAATCATACGCCTTCTGATCCATAAAGCAAGGCTTTTTAGACTTAGGGTCTAACATGCACAACCTGATAAGCTCGGAGAATCTAGCGTTGTCAGCTTGGCCCTCAGCCGAATTTTGGTCTAGTGCATTTTTTTCTGAAAGCAACTCTCTAAAATCCTCTCTTTTTTTACGCAACAATAAAGCAATTTCTCTGGCTTCTGAGAGTTTAATTCCTCCACCCTTTAACTTGTCTTCGTAGGAAGATATTTCTGCAACCAAAAGGTCGTGCTGCTCTTGTTTTTCATCATCCCAAACTTCATTGTCTCTCATGTAAGACACAAGTTTTTGCCTTAGTGGAGCCTTTGATTTTAAAGCTGCCGTAAAAGCTTTGTTGTACTCTATTTGTGAGTCCCTGTAATCTTTTGCTGTTGGCTGTCTAAGTAGAACCTCTACTTTGTTTCCATCCAAATCCACGCCTTCGATAAGTCTTTCTTTAGTTTCCATCTTAATTGTCTCCTGTTTTTTTTGCTATTGGTAAATTAATATAATGCTTCTTCCTAACGATGTCATAATTGACAAACTCTGATTCCAGATTTCTAATCTGAGTGTTTCCTCTATCTAGTATTTTAGCACGAGCATCCTCGTAAATATCTAAAAGTTTCTTCTGATCCTCCGTTTTTTCTAAGTTGTTATCAAAACCCCATAAAAATCCAAAACTTTCCTCTAGTGTTGACAAGGCACCAATCATAGTTGTTTGAATTTTTTTTACCGCTACTTTAAAAAGTTTGTCTTTCGACAGTTCTTTATATCTTTCCTCTCTTGTCGACCTGTAGTCTAAAGATTTTTTTAAAAAACTCTCATCCATTACCTTCCTCCTTTAATTTTACTTAACGCTGCTTGTCTGCCCTGCATAGCCATATCCTGCTTTACGTCTTGCAGTTCAGTAAATTTGACCTGTCCACCAGCACCGTCTATTTGTGCATTTCTTCTGTTGATAGTACCTCTTGACAATGGGTCGTTCATATCGTATATACTTTTAGCTGCATCAGCATTGTTAGCCATAACAAATATCTCTTGAGAATTAGCTATTTTCGGGTTCTTTATCAAGCTTTCAGCCTCTTTCTTTTTCTTTTCTTTTTCCGCTTTTCTCTTTTGTACTAGAAACCAACCATCTAAACAGTCGTCGTCCTCTATGACCTTTTCATTTGGACGTTCAGGGCTTTCGTAAACATTGTCAT